CTCTAGGATAATAAACGAACACCCACTACGTATCTGCTTGTCTTTGGTGAGGGGGGACCTAGACTCGCAAGTAATGGGTGTTCTTCTGGTTAATAATGTGGTGTTCCCCCTCAGAAACACATTAATTCTTAATTAAGCTTTGATAGCTACAATAGTGACTTCTCCGCCACTTCCTTTATTGGCGCTAGTTTCCTGTGCCATAAAGTCAACACTCATAGAAATAACATCCTCAGTTTGTACTGCTGGAAAGCTAAACTGTGCCGCATCCATTTGGAAAGCTACATATGGAGCTGTAGCTCCGCCAATTATAACATTAGCATTAGATGTTTGAGCAGAGTTAGTACGTGCATCTTCACTGATATTACGTAAGAATCCTGCAGATTCTAAATCTCCACTACGAAGATACATTGATGTAGAACCAGTTATAGATCTAGTTCCCGCAAATTGACCGATTGGCTCATTAAGAGCCGAGATTTGCTCTGGAGTGAGATATGTAATATTGTTAGTATATTCAATATTCATAGAAGTTACTGGAAAAGTAAACTTTTCATCAGCTGCTGAAGCACTTGCTTTGTGATGGAACTCAATAGCACTCAGACGATTCTTAATAAATGAGTTAGTTGTTACAGTTCCTGCAACATTCATAGTGTTGAATGGGTGATAAGCAGATGCAGCAGTAAGTGCATGAGCATTAGAGTTAGCAGCAGCAACAGCGCCGGAATTTTTAATTCCGCCAAAGGTTGCAATAGCAATATCTCTTGGTGCTCCTACTAGTTCTTTCATAACAGTACCGAATCCGCTCCAAGTAACAGCAGCAATATCTTCAATTCCTGCATCAACAGAAGCTGAATTAACAGTAGCTTTATCTACTTGGTAGACTACATTGTCTAGTTTAAAATACATAAAGTATTCTGGTGCAATCGCAAAGTTAGAAGTAGAAGCATGAATACGAGTTCCTGCTGCGATAGTTTTCGTTACTAGTGTCCCGCCAGTTTGCCAAACAGACTGCTCGGCAACTTGATTAGCAGCTACTTGTCTTTTTTGAGCAGCTAAAGTGCTTGAGGTAAGAGCTTGCCACATATACCAATCAGCAAGAGGTTTTGTATTACCTGATGTATTAGTTTTTGCAGTAGTAGTATTGAGTGCTGCAGTGGTTTCTACGCCTGTTGGGCGCATGTATACCTGAATATTCCAATCAACAGGGTTGATTGCGGTGTTAAATCTTTGTTGTGATCGATCAGGACTAAGACCTGATTCGAGTGAAGTTATGTCTTGAGTAGCTGATGTAGATGTAGCAGCAAAACCAGCTAGTACTTCTAGTTTCCAGGTATTAGCCGGGGTCATTGCTACCGCAACTGAACCGCCCCTAATATCAACTGTTGAAAAGAACACTTCAGAATTTCTCTGTAAATTTAGAGAGGATGCCATGTTATTTCTCCTTAATTTTCTAGCCTATAGGCTGTGTTTAGATTGACCTCTGCTATTCCGTAAGGAGCAGCTAATCCTTCATCTGTGGTTATACTGTCTATTGTTATATCAAGTATACCTTTATCGGGATTTTCCCCTAGTTGGTGATAAATAACAAATTCAATGTCTTGAACTATATCATCTGCGAGGCTTTGGGAATTATCTTGTCCATATATGTATGCTCTTATAGTAACGTCTAATGTGGCTACCGTCAAATTTTTTGAATTAAAATCTCTATTTTCGGTTCCCGCAGATAGATAGAGTGATGGAAAATCATTTACTTCATCAAGAAATCTAAGACCTCTTTTAGCATTATTAAATATATTAGTATTATAAGTATAATTAGTACCTAGTATAGTTTGTCCATCAATTTCTTTTAGCTTATCTACTAAAAGTGCTACTATCTCTTTTCTTCTAGAAGCCATTAAACAGTCCTCACTATATTAAATTTTTGTGTAAATAGTTGCTGAACTACTTGTCTAATGCTTATAATAGCTTGACCATCAGGAATGTAACCATACTGTTCTAAACTTCTATAGTGAGGAGCAAGTGTGTATCTTATTCTGCTTGTTTTATAGTTTGGAAATACATTAATACTATCAATATAAGTTCCTGTTCTATTTTTTAATAAAGGAGGGTTAGCTTCTCCCGTAGTTGCCATAGTTTGTTGTAGTCTCGCCCTAACTAGAGCTGTTAGTTGTATAGCAGAGATAAAAGTATTAGCATTTCTTTTATCTTCTCGTTCTTTTTTTAAATTTTTTCTACCTACTGCTAACTCGTTTGTAGGAACTAAGAGTGTATGACTTTTAACACCTTTACCTGCTCCTGTTTTTGCTTTACCTCTTTTAAGACTAGCAAATCCTTTAGAAAAACTTTCATTTTCTAGGTCATCTAAATTATATATAAAATTACCTGTCTCTTTTAGCGCATCTCGTATATAACTAGCTTTTAGAGATAAACGAACTGCAATATCTTTACCACTGCTTGTATTTTCTAACCTTACAAAAAACGGAGGATTAGTAAATTTACTTCTAGGAGTTATTATATTTAAAGCTCTTGCTTCAGAACTGTTTTTACCATTTATTAGCTGAAATATTTGTAAGGTTTTGCCTTTTTCATAAAACTGATTAAAATCCGATGTCTTTTTTAACTTGTTAAATAATAATTTACCACTGTTAGCATTTAACTTTTCAACATACGCAGCATTAAAATTTCCGCCTTTAAGCACTTTAGACTTATCAAATTGACCAAGTAATTCACTACTAGGAGTTACCGCACCTATGGTAGTATCATTTTTAAAACTTTTAGAATCAATAGGTGAATCCATATCACGAGCTGTTTGTTTTACCTTACCTTCTGCTTGACCTTTAGGACCATTGCCCTGATCAACATTTGCACTAGCTATTAGCTCTGCCATAAAACTGTTACTTAAATCGAAATCAGGAATAAGGCGATCAGAACCTCCTCTAGCTCTACCTCCTTGTTTAGCAGCAAATTGTTGTTCTAACACTTCAATAAGATTCTTTTTTTCAACACCTTGTTTATCTTTAATACGTATAAGTTCTTTAAAATTTGCAAGTAGTTTAGGATCACTAGTCTTAGTTTGAAAAGCTACAACTGTATTTCGTTGTGCACTTGGTAGAGGTGATCTAGGAGCCATTATTCAATAATCCTATATAAATCTAATATACGTTTAATATGTGGAGGAAAACTTGCAGCTAGTGGGTATTTTTCACCACGCTCACCTTCAAGAGAAAATCCTTTTTTCTCTTGATCTTGTTTATAAATTAATTTAATAGTATCTAATACAGCCATTTTAATATCTGATGGAACATCAGCAGCTTCATAACCACCACGATACTCAACTCTAACAGCAGCAGGAAAAGGTGCAAAAACAGGAGGACCGCTTAGAGTCATAGCTGGATAAGAGCTACGCACTACTGGATAGGTACCTCTAGTTGATAAATTACCTGTATCTTTTGTAATCTCTCCTATATCTTTATTAAAGGTATATTGACTATGTGCGTTATGCACGTCTTTTGCTTGAGTATTTTTGTTAGCACCATCAAAATGAAAAAGACTTACAGTATCTCTGTCAGGAGCAAATCTATTAGTAGCAGGAATAAAAGCAGCTTTGTATCTAGCATTATCAGATATTCTCAATTCATCCATATAACCTACAAGATTTTCACCTATCACTACATTACTAGTAAAACTATTGTTACTAGCAGCAAAAGCTGTATCTTGTATTAGGTTACCGTTTAAAAATAATCTCATTTTTTGTGCTTGATTATCAAAAGAAGCTGCAACATGACAAAATTCTCTCGGAGCATAATTAGAAGTAGTTCTACCTGCTTCAGATATTCCTGTAGCAGCAGCAGTTGTGCCGCCTCTTCTTGATTCTATTCTTAGACCATTAGTATCTTGAAATTTAAATTTTAAATAGTTTGTAGCATTATCATATATAGTAAATATATCTAAAGCGCCTATATTAGCAGTATCTTGTCTAATAAAAGCTTCTATAGTAAAATCACCATCTGCAAATTGTAAATCATCTATTACAAGATCAGCTTCTAAATTATCTGCTGTAGCAACAAACTGCACTGATGACTTACCAAAACGTTTTACTCTAGTATTAATATTTGCTTGACCATTAAAAGCTACAGTTAAAGTTTCGCCTTCAGTATTTAGAGGTCTACCTATTGAAGTAGGATCATTAAGTATATGCTCATCAGTACCATCATATTCTGAAACTAAGTATACATTACTTAGGGGTAGTCTAGACGTCATAATGGAAGTTTTACCTCCATCAAAAATTTCTACATAATCATTAGCTAGTATCTCTTGGCCTATATAGTGTTCTACCATACCTGTAGCATAAAGTATTGTATTAGATATACGACCATCCTGTGTAGTACTAGATATAGATAAATAATCTTTAACGTCAGATAAATTGACAAAAGGGTATTTACCTAAATTCTGTTGTAGTCTGTCTACCATAATGTGTCCTTTCTAGTATTAAACTAGTTATATTTTTTTAACAGGTGCTACAACAACTTTCTTAATAGGAGCAACTGATACTTTTGTTTTCTTGGTTTCTTCTAAAGTTTTGGGTATTCCTAGTATAGAAGCTGGGAGAGGTATTCCTTCATCCCATTTTGCAGCAAGTTGTTGGGCCTCATAGTTACCCCAACCGTGTCTATGAAGCCATGTAACAACTTCTTCTTTTGTTTTAATATAATCTGGAATTATAGATATATCCATTTTTTTACCTCTTTAAACATAGAAGGGGAGGCTGACCGCCTCCCCCCATTTTCGTATAACAATGTTAAGTCAAACTTAGTTATTGAGATTACATGCATAAGAATACTTAGTAGTATCCAGAGCAGCAGAAGCATTAGTAGTAAGTGCTTTAAAATCAAAACGAGTTGACATATACATAGCTGTAACTTGCTGACGTGGTTCGTACTCAGATTCAATCTCAATACCGCGACGTTCTGCAATCATAAAGCCAGGCTTGTAAATCATTACACCCTGATGACTACCGACAGCACCCTTAGTGTCCAAGAACTCAGAGATAGCGATTGGAATACCGTAAACAGCACCGACCGAACCTGTGAGATATGTAGCATTAGCACCAAAGTTATCAACAGTTCTAAAATCACTGTTTGATACTAGAGCATTATAACCTTCAATAGAAGTAACAAATACAAGATCATTACCTAATTGTAGACCATATTTACCTAATGCAGAGCGTGCAGCTGCGATATGAGCAGGAGCAATGTCACTATTAAGTCCACCACTAGTAGTAGCAATACCTGCAGCAGCAGCTAAGGTACAAATACCAGTAATTACAGAAGGATTAGATCCGCCACGAGTAATTGCAGCAGCAGGGTTGGCATTAAAGCCAGCAACAGCGCCGGAACCACGAAGGATGGATTTATCAATCGAACGAGCAAGACGACGAGTCGCTGCAGCGCGCAGGAAATCGATAAGAGGAAGAACTGTATCTTCTTCTTCGTCTTTTGCGAGGTGTGTAGTAGCCATAAATTTATGTGGAGTAAAGTCCACAGATTTAATTACGTTCTGGTTACTAGTAGGAACGCGTGCTTGATCGTTAATGCCTGTAGCGAAAGTTCCAGACTGGAACATTGCGACATCACCATCAGTATCTTCATCAGCAACTGGTACTCTGAAGTTACGAGCGTCTACCGACATACGGTTAAACATTGGGGCAATAATAAGTTGTTGCTCCATCTCAGTATAGATATTGCTTGAGAAGTTACTCAAGAACTGATCTACAGTAGTAACGGCTTTCATGCGCGAACCTATATTGGTATCGAACACATCACGCTTGTTAAGCATTTTGGAAAGCATAACGGCATTAGCCATTTCTTTCTCGCTAAACTGCGATTGAGCAGTACTACGTGAGTTTTCTTGGAATTGCATTTTAGATGTTTGCAATGCCTTAATCTCATCTTGGTACTTAGCCATTTGGGATTTTAGTT